TGGCATGAGTCTGGAAGAGTTAGATGAGGATGTGCCGTTCTAGGGTAAAAAAGCCCCCTCGAAAGGGGGCAAACCATAGGAGGTTGCGAGTCGGGGGAACCCGCCTAATTAATATAACACAAGGTTTTTAATCATGGAATTAATCGACACTGGCAGATGCTTAATTGCCGCCCAAAGAAGCAAAGGCGTTAATAGTCGCCAGCTTGCAAAAATTGCTAAGACATCGCCACAGCAGGTATTAAGATGGCGCAAAAGCAAGAACATGAAGATACACACAATCCAGTTGCTGTGCTTATCTTTGGATATATCAATTACTGATTTTATATCATTTGGTTATAAGTAGACTTTTGAGTTTACTTTAACCGCTGAATCTTTTAAGGTTCAAAAAGTATTCGGGCTAGAGGCTGATGAACTCTTTAAATTAAACATCAGAGCGTGGTTGACCCTCCAGTGCATAGCCCCCGAAGCAGATCGGTTTCTGCCAAGGGATAGATTAGAGATTCGATACGAATACGAATTAACCGCTGAGTCGCAAAGCCCTCAGATCGTAAATTTACTTTTTCTGAAGTAAAAGGGTTAAATCATCTTTAGAAAAGTATAAACAAAGTTTAAACAAAAATAATTTATTAATCACTTGGCGAGGCTTGCCGAGCCATAGGAAAACAAAAATGAAAAATTACATAATAGAATGTACTGCTGTAATTACAGAAACTCGTGAATATATAGTACAAGCAAATAATGAAGAAGAAGCGTGTAATTTAGTGTTGAATTCAGGCGGGCAGGAAAAAGCTGATATGTCAACTTATGCTTTGTATTATGGTACTGAAGAAAATCTTTACCATTGTCATGCCAGTTCTGTCGGTGAGGTTGATGATGAAACTGCAAAACTACATTTGGGGGATCAATTCAAATGAAAATACGTTTAAGCAAACAGGATTCGCACACTTGTCAATTAATGGGTGCTGATACTGTCAAATTATGCGAGATGCAGGGATTCGCTCCACGACTTGATAATAAAAAGCAATCTAGAACAGAGGCTAATGTTTACGGATTTAAGGCAGAATTTGCTGTTGCCAGATTGTTTAATTTAGAATTGCCTACCGTTAATGTAGCTACAGATGGGGGCGTTGATTTATGGTTCGGGGACTTTACCATTGATGTTAAATTTACCAATGATGAATACGGAAATCTTATTTTCGATTCTATGGAAAAATTTAAATCACAAATTGGCATACTGGTGGGGAGAACTGATGATCCAGATGTCATGCGTGTCAATGGTTGGATGGATCGCGCTAACTTTAAAAAAACGTGTCATAGTCACAATTTCGGATATGGCGATAGGCTCTACTTAAAGCATGATGAATTATTGCCAATAGAGAGTTTATGGTCGAGACTGATGCAACACAAATTCCAATAGGAGGGATTATGTTATTAAATACTAAAGAAGATTGGCAACCAGAAGAAGCAGATGTAATTGCATGGCAGAGAGCCTACCCTGCTATCAATGTTCACCAAGAATTAGCCGCCATGGAGTCGTGGTGCGATGCTAACCCTACCAAAAGAAAGACATCCAAAGGCATCAAGCGGTTTGTTAATTCGTGGTTATCTAGGGCGCAAGATCGGGGCGGTTCGCCACAAGCTAAGTCAGCCACTAAGTCAGATTCTATTCGCGCTAAAACCATTGATATGCAACTCACAGATATATCGTGGCTAGACGGTGAAGATTACGAAAAAATGAAACAGTATTATCTAGAGACTCGCGGCTTTTATTATGACGGGGGTTTAATCAATGGCTAGTAAATATCACCCAGCAAAAATCCCCTTTAAAGGCGAGCATCCATATTTTAAAGATGGCAAGGCGTACAGCTATCGTGAATATAGTAACTGGACTTTCCAAAATGATGAGCGCAATGGCATCGTGCCTTCTACCATGAAAGGCAGATTAAGGGGGCAACCATTCTGTGAGGCTAGGCATTTATATCCTATTGCAGAGTTTGCCGCTACCAGCGAGAAGATCAAAAAGCTGAGAGGCTACTGCAAGGAAGCTAGACTGCGCGTTTTAAACTCGCCCCGTCTGGAAGGTAAATCAGAGAAGATGTCAGATAAGTGGTTGAGGGTAAAATTGTGAGTCAGGGCGATCACGTTAGGATAAACAGTAAGCGAGAGTCTGAAGATAGGCTTCCGTTTCTTTTAAAAAGGATCGAGGCGTGGGATTACTCTGCGCCTTTAGTCGTTAAATTAGAGCCCTACAAAGACCCGCGATCACTGAGCCAGAATGCTTTGTTCCATGTTTGGTGCGCTGAGTTATCTAAGGCGTTTATTAAGAAAGTGCCTACCGCTAACAAAGAAAATATGAAGCTGATGCTCAAGCAACGGTTTTTAGGTACTTATGATATTCAGGTAGGCAAGACGCTGATAGAAGGGCAGGTGAAGTCATCGTCTAAGCTAACAAAAGGCGAAATGGTACACTTTATGGATAACGTGTATCATTGGGCTAGGGAAAACGGGGTATTGCTTAAAGTGCCGCATGATTCGGAATACGCGAGGTTACAAAACCAGCAGGAGAGTTAAATGGACAAGATCGATCCTAGAGTGTTAAAGGAATTTGCAACAACAGATAGGCATCACGAAGTATTGGATGCTGTTATTGAAACTGGATCAGCTAACAAGGCGGCTAGAAAGCTAAGTTGTAATAGGCGCAGTGTTGACAGGTTATTGAAATCATTAGAGGCAAAGGCCGCCTCTCAAGGTGTAGCCCCGCACAGGGATTTGGTTCACCAGACCGCAGAGGGATTTGAAGCCAAGCGAATATCTACCGCCTATAAGGAAGATGGTTCACAAGCCCTGCAATGGGTTATTCAGGAGAGAGCCAAGGGATTAAATAAAGATCAAATAGTGGATGCCATCGAGGGTTTCGAGTGGAAGCCAGCCCCCAAGATAAAGCCGCCTAAAGGTCATGATTCTGAATTATTAACGCTCTACACTCTGACTGATTTTCACTTAGGTATGTATAGCTGGGCGGCTGAAACTGGTGATGATTGGGATATGTCGATAGCGGAGCATGAGGCTTTATCCGCAATAACCAGAATGGCAGATGGATCACCTAATAGCGAGTTGGCTATTTTAAATCTACAGGGCGACTTCCTGCATTGGGATGGATTACTAGCTGTAACTCCCGCCAGTAAGCACGTACTTGATGCCGATACGCGATATGGCAAGCTAATAGAAATGGCTTTATCTCTTACAATGCAGTGTATCGAAATACTTTTAACCAAGCATAAAAAGGTCAAGCTATTGGTTTGCGAGGGCAATCATGATGAATCTGGCTCTGCTTGGCTTAGAAAAGCGGCAAAGGTTATTTATAAAAATAATCCAAGGCTAGAGGTCGATGATACTGAGTTTCCTTATTACGCGCATTTGCATGGCGAGATAATGCTAGGCTTCCACCACGGCCATAAAAAGAAAAATACCGCGCTCCCTACGCTGTTTAGCGCAGAGCCTAGATACAGGGCTATGTGGGGTCAGGCCAAATACTGCTATATACACACAGGTCATTATCATCATAAGGAACAGGATGCGTCTGAAGGAGGCGGGGCTATTGTAGAACGCCACCCAACTCTTGCGGGTGCTGATGCTTATGCCGCTAGAGGCGGTTATGTAAGTTGGAGGGCGGCTCATGCAATCACCTATCATAATCGCACTGGAGAGCATTCCCGCAAAACGGTAGTGCCAAGTTTACGAGATGAGTAATGTTATTAACTTTCCGAAAAGTGGAATTAGTGCTGTTAGACAGTTTTGCGATTGCGGTAATGGCCTTGAGTATTGGGTTGGCGATGATGACAATGCTTACGGCATTTGCCCTTATTGCAATCTTGGGATTCCATGCGAAGTTAAAATGCTTGAAACGGAGGAAGATGAGTGAGTGCGTTGAACAAACAGGAAGGGGGCGATCATTACAAGTTAGCGATCCAGCCGATAGAATATATCACCGCGAACAATTTAGATTTTATTCGCGGAAATATCGTTAAGTACGCGACTAGGGATAAAAATGGCGCGGAAGATATTAAAAAGATCATCCATTACTGTGAACTATTGTTAGAGTTGGAATATGGCGAAGAAGAAGAAATCTACGGTCGCGCAAGAGGTTGAGAAGGCGGCCAAGCTATTACAAAGGTTGGTTAGGTTAAAGGCATCAGATGATAACGGGTACTGTACCTGCGTTACTTGCGGCAAGGTAGATCACTACAAGAATATGCAGGGCGGTCATTTTTACTCCCGTAGGCATATAGTATTCAAGCTATTTGAAGAGAACATCCACCCCCAATGCCCTGCTTGCAACCAGTGGGGTATGAAAACCACCAAAATCCAAGAAGCCTATCGGATATACATGGAAGATACGTATGGTGCTAGGCGCATCAGGGCAATGCAAAGGCTGGCTTGGAGGGCATCGCCTAAGTTCAACAGAGAAGAAGTAATCCAGTTCGCCAGAGACTTAAAAGAGCAGATCAAAGAGCAAGAGTGGCGCGTAGGCGAGATGTAGCGCAGTAAAGTGTCGTATTTTTGCATTTATATGTACGTATTTTAGCTATATGTACGTATGTTTTCACATTTTCGCCATATATGCGAAAAAGCTATAAGAAGAGCCTGTTTATTCCAAAATGTTATATACAAAAGGGTTTACTTTGTAGGGGAAGGGGCATATAGTAACACTTCAATCAATTAATAAAGGCGAAACAAAATGGAAAATGTAACAAAAAAGCAACTCCAAGAGCGGTATGACGACTTAGCAGTTGAGCTTGAATATGCTAGAAAGGCATTTCATAAGCGTGTCGATCAGATTGTTGATTGCAAACATATTGAGAGCTTGGAAAGAATGCAAAAAACCTGTGAGTTTTGGGCAGGGGATATCGCTGATATACGCACAGCAATGTTTCATATAGCAGAGCGAATCAGTGAACAGGAGGTGGCGTAATGATTAACCATCCTTATAAAGTCGGCCAAGAAGCCGCACGAATTGAGCGCAAGAAACGCGCAGAAAGCCGCCAAGCAATGGTAGCGGCAGTACTTTTGTTTCTTATATTTAGCATTGTTTCACATATGGAATACACCGACTGCTTAAAATACGGTGTATGTTAGTTTCTCCCCTCTTGCCCCCTTCGGGGGGCTTTTTTAAGGATAATAATATGAAAGCTGATTTAAGAGATTTTGTAGGCTGGGTCACATCAAGAGATGATAGATGGGATGGTGACTTGATCGCACTGAGCGACAGCGAGAAAGATGCTTGCTGTTATACGTGGCTTAAAATGCATTCGACTTGGCTAGATGATATATTTCCGCATACGTGTTCGGATAACTTTGATGCGGTGCTAGATTTAACTTATCGGATCGGGCAATATCAAGCATTACCGTCTGGGTCGCTGGCTTACTATTTTAAGTCGAAAGAAACAGAATACCGCCATGAGTGCGATGATGACGGGTTCTGGTCTGAGGCATTAGATGACTTCAAAGCTATATTAGACAATGATGACTTTGAAGAACTAATAAGGGGTAGAATATATCTCTATTTGGAAGAGACTCTTAGGGAAAAGGTTTGGGATGAATTCTGCCAATACCAAAGTATAGAGAGGGCATTTTCATGGGAACACTGAATGCGGTTAATGAGTGGAAGCGTTTAAGAGAGTTATATCCAGCAATAGAAAAAAGCGAGGCAAATGATGAACCAGATAGAAAAAGCAATGAAAGAAGCCCACAGATTCGCAGACAAGGCGATAAAAGAAGCCAACAAAAGCGACAGAATGGGTAAGATCAAAGAATGGCTAATGACTGATATAGTCGTAAAGCGTATGTATTTAGCGGTGATATACTTTAGTTTATTTGGGTTTATCGCTTTGGAGATATTGATTTACTAGCGGTCAGGGGTTCATAACCCTTCCTGCCAGAGTGATGCACTGGTGACCATTACGCATCAGGCCAAGGTTTCCCTTAACCTTTTGACCCAGACTAGCCCACTGGGGAGCCGAAACGGGCATTACCTAAGTACATGACTTGCATAGATTTATAGCATTTCTCAGCATAACCAAAAGTCTTTATAATCTCGCCTCATTCACGCAACCAGAGGCAACAGTGCTTTACATTATCCTATTTACCCTTATCTCCCTTACCGCAGTAGCCGCAGACGATCTAAGATAATTTACATAATCGTTTAAAACCGTATACAATGCCCCTATCCATCTACGTTAGGGGTGTGTTATGGAATCAATCAAAGTATCAAATCGGATAGATGAATGCCTATTTTTTGAGCTAGAAGATCATCTGGCTCAGTTCGATGCCATCATGGACTCACTTATAGAAACAGACGTACAACGCCACACAATACGCGAGGCTTTAGCGGATTGGTCGCAGTCTGTAGATGAGGCTGTGGAAGATATTATCGAGCAACAAAAGCCAGAAGAACCTACACTTAAAGCAGATGAACTATTTGGAACGGAGGTTTAATGTTAAGCATAAACTATAGGAAGTCAGGGGATTTAATACCGTATATAAACAACTCCCGAACGCACAGCGATCAACAGGTGCAACAGGTAGCGTCAAGCATTAAGGAGTTTGGATTTACTAACCCTATTTTAATAGATGAAGATGATGGCATTATAGCGGGACATGGTCGGCTTATGGCGGCTCAAAAGTTAGGATTAGATGAAGTGCCTACCATTACGCTAAAAGGGCTTACAGAGGCACAGCGTAAGGCATACGTTATAGCTGATAACCAATTAGCCCTAAATGCTGACTGGGACTTAGATGCGCTGAAGGTAGAGGTGGAGCGTTTAACAGAGTTAGACTTTGACATTGATCTGCTGGGCTTTGATGACGATATGCTTGCAGGGCTTATGGAAGAAGAGCCAGCCGAAGGTTTAACCGATGAAGATAGCGTTCCTGATGTAGAAGATGACCCTGTAACAGTTGAGGGCGATGTTTGGATACTCGGCAACCATCGGTTGATGTGTGGCGATTCTACCAGTATTGATGCAGTCGACAGGGTTATGGGTGGATGTATGGCCGATATGGTGTTTACTGACCCGCCTTATGGCGTTAGCTATCAGTCTAACATGAGAACTAAAACAGACAAATTTGAAGTTATAAAGAATGATGATGTTTTTTTAGATATAGCTCCCGTAATTGAAACTTGCTCAACTGGGTGGGTGTTTGTTTGGACTAGCTGGAAAGTGCTAACTAAGTGGGTCGATATGTTTGAGGGTTTTGGCTATCCTACCAACCAAATAATCTGGTTTAAAGGTGGTGGAGGGATTGGCGATTTAAAGAAAACTTTTTCTAGTGATTACGAAACCGCGCTAGTATGGCATAGAGGGGCTGAATTAACTGGAAAGCGTATTGGTAGTGTGTGGAAGGTCGAAAAGGATGGCTCTAGCAGTTATGTGCATCCGACACAAAAGCCTGTTGCATTACCAGAAGAAGCAATAGATAAAACAACACTTGTCAAACAAACAGTTTTAGACTTATTTGGCGGCTCAGGTTCTACGCTAATTGCTTGCGAAAAAACAAATCGTTATTGCCGCATGATGGAGCTAGACCCTAAATACTGCGATGTCATTATTAAACGCTGGCAAGACTTTAGTGGGCAGGAAGCTGTAATGGAATCAACAGGCGACAAGTTTAATGATATGTATATTAACGGGCGCAAGTCTGACTTTGCTGATGCGAACTTGGGCGAGTTAAAGGCGATAAAATGAAGATAGGCAATCAAGGCGATGGTGGCGGTAGACCGATCATTGAGTTTACGCCAGAGCAAATAACCCAGCTTGAAGCATTAGCGGCTGTACTGACTAAAGGCCAGATCGCTGATTACTTTAGCATTTCCGAAACAACCTTGCGGGCTATCGAACAGAGACAGCCTGAAGTTTCTGACGCTTATAAAAAGGGCAGGGTTAAACAGTGCGCTAGTATGGGGTCTAACCTTATACAATTAGCCAAGAAAGGTAACGTAGCGGCCAATATTTTCTATCTCAAAACGCAAGCTGGCTGGAAGGAATCAGAGCCAGAGGCGCAGGATATACCACCGATTAATATCATAGTAGACGGCAATGCAATTAACTCTGCCTCAGAGTGAGATATTCTGTAGCCCTAGCAGGTTTAGGGTATGCGTAGCGGGTAGGCGATTCGGTAAGACGTTTCTATCTACTGGCGAACTATTAAAGGCGGCAACTAGCGGTAAAGATAAGAACTGCTGGTATGTCGCCCCTACCTATGGCTCGGCCAAAGAGATTGCGTGGCTAATGCTTATACACACTATCCCGCAGGAATACATATCTAAAACCAACGAAAGCGCATTGACCCTGAGATTGATTAACGGGTCAGTCATTAGCCTTAAAGGTGCGGAGAAGCCAAACAACCTTAGAGGCAGGGCGTTAGACTTTGTGGTCCTAGATGAGTTTGCTGATATGCGGCCAGAGGCGTGGTATGAAGTAATCAGGCCATCGTTATCTGACAGGCAAGGGTCAGCCCTGTTTATTGGTACGCCTAAAGGCCGTAATCACTTTTACGATCTCTGGGCGAAAGGGATTGATAAGGCGGCAGATTGGGAGTCATTTCAATACACCACCATTCAGGGCGGCAACGTACCTGAAGAAGAGATAGAGCAAGCCAAGCAGGATTTAGATGAGCGAACATTCAATCAGGAATACTGCGCGGAGTTTGTCACTTACTCTGGATTGATTTATTACTCGTTCAGTCGTGAAGAGTCTGTATTGGCGTTAGACGATGATAATGGTACACTGCATATTGGTATGGATTTTAACCTTGATCCCATGTCTGCCGTTATCTGTATTCGTAAAGGCGGGACGCTGTATGCCGTTGACGAGATAGTCATGTATGGATCAAATACCGACGAGATGGT